CTGGTAATGCGTTAGTGATAGACGATCCAAAAGTAGCCTTTGGTTTGTATCCTGCTTTCTGGTTTACAACATTTTCTCTAAATGACTGATCTATCAACCACTTTCTTAACGCTTTGTCTTTAATAAAAGAGAGAAGAGGAAGCCCAACGCCGCCTATGACGCCACCCAGAGTGCCTCCAGCATGTGCTCCAGTAGCAAATCCGCCGATACCTTGAAGCCCCTTCATTAAGGAGTTTATCTGATCGGAAGTTCTGGCTCCTGTCTTAGGGTTGGCCATACGATTTAAAGCTTCTCCGTTCATCTTAGTTAGGCGCTGATAGTCAAGGAGCTTCTTCTGCATAGGCTCATCAAATAAAGCCTTGAACTGTCTTTTACCTAGACCATCAAGCAGCTGATTCAGTTTTCCTGGGTTAAATGTTCCTTGCTTATCAAAGGCTTGCTGAATGTAGGCCATGCCAAGGGAATTCTTCTGATCTTTAGGAAGAAACTCTTTAGCTTTCTCGATCATCTGGTACTTATCTTTAGCCTTACCTGGCTTAATGATGTCATGAACAATAGATTGAGCATCTTTTGAACCAGAAGCATAAGGGTACATCTCTTTATCCAAGAACTTAGCAAAGCTTCCCGCGTAAACCTTATCTGCTTCGCTAGCCATTGCCTGAAGCTCTGGAGATGCCTTCTTTTCTAAGTTCATCTTAATATCTTTCTTCAACTCACCGCCGAGCTTTTTATAAAGGCCTCCTAATGCGCGGTCATTTGCCGCTGGAGACTTAAGCATACGCTCGCCTTCTTGATAGAGCTGGCTAGACATCATCTTTGCTGTCTTTAGTGAGGGGTATGTTGTTTTTCCTGCGCCCTCAGTTTTAACGGTCTTAAACCGAGACAATTCTTTGAACATTTTTCTGAACTTGGCGTCGTTCTTAAGCATCGGACTATCAGCGATGGCCTGAGCATTCTTTGCGGATAACTTGGAGAACCCTGGGAGTTCTAAAAGTAAACCTTCTTTGTTTGCCTTCTTTGTGACTTCATCATAAAGCGCATTCTTTGCTTTACCTTCAGTCTTGTACCCTTCTTTCATAAAAGATTCGACAAGCTGATTAGCGTCTTCTACAGGAGTACCTGAGAATAAATCCTCGCCCTTCTTTGTAAGCTGCTCACCAATCCTGGTTAAGATTGGTTCTGTTCCAGGGATTTCATTCTCGAACTGCTTCTTTAGCTTTGGGTCCTTAATAATATCTCCCAATGGGGTCTCAGTGCCTTCAGCAACACGAACCCTTTCGGCCATTTCAGGGGAATATTTCTCGCCTCCTTTAGAGAAGTAAGTAGAAGGACGAGCTTTATTGAACGCCTGGACCAACCCCTCTATTGGAGCTACCGCACCCATTGAGGTGATAGGGTTTTGATTTTGACCCACCGCATGAAGTCCTGCCTGACCCGTCCTCAGACCACCCCTAGCCAAGTTCCCTAGTTGCCCCATTTCTCCACCGAGCATATAGGGAAGGAACTCTGTAACGCCTTTTATCAGCTCATCCCCGTAACGAGAGCCCAGGTTGTGTTTGTTCTCTGGGGACGTTATACCGTATAGGTTATCTAGTATCTGGTTAAAGTTCTCGTGATGCTCTTGTCTTGGAACCTTACCCTCGTACTCGGAAGGGATAACTTCTTTTCTGGCCAGGTAATCCGTTATGTTTGCCGGTGTATTTAATACTCCTTGACCCAGTCCGTATAGCCCTCGAAGTGCATTCTTACCTACTCTTCCAGGGTCATTCATAATCTGTTCGCCTGCGCCCATAACTTCATTAGGTAAGCCTTTTACTATATTCATTAGAGCCCCTGGAACTTCTTGCGCACCTGCTTTTATATCATTCCAAATGCCAGATGCTCCAGTATCTTGCTGTCTGCGGCGTTCCTTTTCCTGCATCAATGCCTCAGGGCTAAATTGCGGCTGTTGACGAGCTGATTTAATAAACTCTCTACGCTGTTTTTCCTGTAGCAACTCTTCTCTTGTGTAATTCATTACTGAGATTCCAAAAGTCTGTCTAACTCTTCGTCTGATAAATCATTAATGCCTGCCGTTTCTTCAAGTCTCTTCATTTCTTGCTCATACTTTAATCTTTTCTCTACTAGATTTTCTTTTTTGTCTGCCTTGTACCCTTTTCCGCTCATTACATCGGTACGTGCTTTCGAGCCTTGTTTGATCCAGTCATTTAAGTATTTCTGTGTCTTGGCGTAGACATCCTTACTAACGAGACTTCTGAATATCTTAGAATTACCCAAGGATTTCTCTTGCATGTCTTTGAGTGCTTCTTGAGCATTGCTTCCGCCCAGAATTCTCGTTCGAGTACCAGCTAGCTCTGATTGCATAGCACGTCTTGCTAAGAATCTGGCTTGTTTGTCTGGATTTAGACCCTTGATCTGATCTGCTACCTGAGTAGGAGAGTAGCCTAAGAACATATCGTTGTAATCCTCTAAGCCTTCCTCTGATAAGTGTTCCAGTACGTCTAATTCAGCGGTGTATCCTTTGACAGAATTGATGTCGCTTCGGTTTCTAGCTGTTGCAGGATAAAGCTTTTCTGCGGTATCAACGTCGTATCCTTCTTTTCTTTTCTGATCTTTATATTGCTCAAAGGTTCCCCCTTGATTAATGAAAGCGGCCAATTCAGCTGGATCACCACCAAAGCCCGATGTTTGAGCAATCATGTCTGTTCGCGTATCTAGGGGTAAGTTTCTCCATAGGCCACCAGCCCCGCCGCCACCAGCTCCCCTGCTTCCACCAGCTCCCCAGTATTTAGCCTGAGCTTCCTTCTGTGCTATCTCAGCGAGCTTTTCTCTTTCTCCGTACTTCTCCATCAGCGCATTCTTCATCTTATCTGCATGGATTTGCTGCTCTTTGCTAAGCATGCCTTGCTGATGCTGCTGACCTTGTTGATACGCGTTAATCGCCCCAGAGAACATATTCCCTGCCTGCTCATTGCGTCCACTTAAGATTGGCGCATTTAGGAAGTTAGGTAAGTTCAATGGGATAGGCATTAATAACCTCCGAAACCTTGTCCTGCATTCATCCAAGAACCAGGATTACGTTGAAAAGCACCGCCGCCAGTAACACCAGCATAAGGACTGTATCCTCCGCCGCCACCGCCACCGAACATACTGCCTGCCCTTTGCTGACCACCGCCGCCACCACCGCCAAAAGCACCACCACCTGCCGCACCTCCAACAGCTCTTGCAATATCACCCCAGAATTGAGAGCGATTACGCATCTTGTCCATATTATATTGATTCTGCTGCTGAACACCCTGAAACGCCATCCCGCCTTGTGCGCCGAGTGCATTACCAAGATAGCCAGCCAGATTTCCAGCAGACTCATAACCCCGACCGATATTGCCTTCGTGACCCTGAAGTCCCTGACCTTGGATACCCAGAAGGTTGGCGAGATATTGCTGTTGATCTTGACCAAGCAGCCCTCTAATCATGTCTCCCTGCTCCATCTGATGACCTTGAGTACCAGAAAGTCCACCAGCCGCCGCTGTATTTCCCAGCGCCCTAGATAAAGCTTGCTCCTTGAAGCGATAGCCCTCAGAGGGTGAATAGTTGTTCATCATTTGATTCAAGAACCCTGAGGGGTCCTGAGCCATCTGACTATAGATAGGGTTGGTAATTTGTTGAGATTGCTGTCCCTGTTGGATAAAAGGGTTATAAGCCTCTCTTCCAAGTCCAGGGATTTGGTTCAGATAAGGCATCGCAGCGGCAGCAGGGTCTTGATGCTTTGCGCCGCTTAACCCGAAAATCTTTCCGATATTTTTAAATAAGCCCATGTTAAATCCTTTTAAGGGTAGGCCGTGGTCGTAAACTTGACTAAGCTTCCACTGATTTTACCCACATAGCAGGGTGGAGAAGCGTCTGTCACATACCAGATAGTCCCGTCTGGCATAAGTGCATCAAGCGTCGTTACCGTTCCATCAGGAGCAACAACAGGTGTTGTCGTCAACTGTGCATTCGTAAGGCTCGGTATAATAAATCCATTATCGCTCAAATTTTGGATCAATGCTTGGTTAATCTCTTGCTGGTAAATCTCTTGAAGCGTTGCGTCGCCTCTAACATAAGGGGGAAAGTTTGCCATCTACTTGATCTCCGCAAATCCATTGTTGACGACAAAGCGAGATAGACCCCAAAATCTTAATTTGAAAGTCATGCTGTTGCAAGCACCTAGCCTATTCCAATTCATGATGTTTTTCCTATACCCGCTAGGATTCAGAGGATAGGAGACCGTGCTGCTCCAAGTATAGCCGCCATCGGTTGAGAGACTTAAGTCTACTTTGGGTACATAGCTAGACTCATAGCCTGGGTGTTGGTCAGAGCTGCCGACGAGCATGTACGCGCCCCACTCAGTGAGCATAGGCTGACTGTTCTCCAAGGGAGGATTGAAGGTGTCCTCGGTAATCATGTACTGGATCGTATTAATTGCCTGATAACCAGTATCCTGACCTTGCTCAATCGTCATGACAAAGCGATTGACGATAAATCTATCCGAGTCATTCTCTACCATGTTGTCAGTGATTCTGATGCGTTGTATGTCGAATATCTTGTTTGCATCAGCTCCGGTCACGTTCTCGTTGATGTCTGTGAACATAGAGTCTATTTGATACAAGTTCGCGTTATTCAAAGACACAAAATAGGTCATTTGATTAAAGTAAGCATATCTACGCATGGGGTGATAGTTTAGATATTGATCAGATAAATCGAAGAACTTCTGTGTCTTAAAATCATACAAGAAGGTCATGTTGTCGGCTGGGTTATAGAAAGTCAGCTGATACATCAGGTGCGCATCGACACGGATAAATCCGGCTGTGGAATCCTGAGGATATTTGATTGCGGCTAACTGATTCGAGATACCATCGGTTGAAATAGTAACCGCATTCTGCCCCGTATAGACCATAATTGCAGGTGCGTTGAACTCATTGACTCCTAGCCACGCGACGAATTCGTCTGACGCATCGATCGTGGAAACATTGAGGCAACCATAGTCAACACTAACTGCATTAACGCGCTGGTAGTTCTGAAGTCCGCCCACTTGCTGATGTACTTCACAGACCGCTGTTCCGAAGACGAGGACATTTGCGGCTTGTCCTGGGATCCGAATGACCGCGATCGCATAGTCGGGTTTCGTTTGTAGCGCCAATTGGGTCGTTTGCGCAATAGTTGTGTCGGATGCGAAACTGTAGGCATACCATGCAGCTCCACTTCCAGATGTGTTCCCATTTCCGAATAGAAAGAATGTGTTGTGGTAACTAACATAATTTGGTACTAAGCTCCCTGATAAAACTTGAACGGTTAAATTTGGTGGAAGACTATGGTTGTAAATATAAGCGTTGGTTCCATCGACAATGCAAATTTGATTGGCTAGGTTCTCATCGATATAGACTTCTCCATTGTCTGTCAGGAGTGTTCCGATAAGGGTGGGAGCCAAGCTTAGGTCTAGTCGATAGACGTTTGCGTTTACGACAACGAGCAGGAAATTTCCGCGAATCGAACGAAATATACCGCGTCCTTGCCCTGATGGAAGCAACTCGAGCACTGCTTTGTAACCTGGAAATCCGATGAGCCATTTTTGCTTGCTGTCTGATTCACCGACGTCTGAGATGAACATATTGAAGGTTCGCGCACAGCTCATCTTAGGATATTGCCCATAAGTGGAGCTGCCGACGACGTTTACCGGTATTTGCTGAGGACCTGCTTTACTGACCATGTTATGGAATCGTCCAAGCTCTTCCTAGGTTGACCTGGGCATAGCTGATCGCAGTGCTCTTAACAAGCGTGGAGGTCTTTGCAATCGTAAGGTCAAGCTGTTGAGAGCGTTTAGAGATTTTTGCTTGGTACCATTTCAATGTCTTTTGGAGACTGTCGGGAACTCTGTAGTCATAATTGATACAGATACGTTCAGCTAGGGCATACTTAAGATAGCTGATATAGAACTGATCGAGGATTAACGATAAGTCTTGCGTAAGAAAAGTGCTCGTTAGCCCGAATAATCCCCACGCCTCGAATGGATAGGTACCCACTGGAGGGAAATAGACATAGACATTAGCGCCACCCTTCTGACGCTCTACGTGATACATAATGGGCAGAGAGTTAATGTTGTCTGCTCGAGATACCCCGAAATATTGGATACGCTGAGCATAATTCATCTGATATCGAACGGTGTTTATAAAGAATACAAGGGTATCAAGTTGTATTAAATCGGGAACAAAATAGACTTCTTGTCCGATGACGCCGGTGAAGTTGTACTTTGTGTAATAGGGGATCATGTCATCTTCAACGACTTTATCTGTTAGGATTTCGTTGAGATAATCTAGACCTTCCTCTACTTGAGGGCCTGACACTTGCTGAAACTCACGAGGAACAATTCCTGAAGCGTGGAATGCGTTCGTTATGAGCTTCAGCGTAGTGTAGGACATGACTTATCCTTATAGCTGGTCAACGTATCCGTTTAGCAAAAACACAACGGAGTCACTGCTGGAGGTTGATGCATAGAGAATGGTCACAACATTAGCAATGGTAAGTGCAGCTATCTGTGTGGCATTAGGCAACGAGCATGGTACACGTACAACACCTACTTGCGCACTACCGGTTGCAGCTCCTGACATTGCGGCCATAGAGCCTACGGAGGCAGTCGTTCCGTTATCAATGGTTGCAGGCGCAAAGTAGATCACGTTGTTGGCGGAGTTAGGAGTGAATGCAACATCGATTATGCAATCAATCGCTAACTGAGGTACCAAACTGGTCAATACACCTAGATTTACATAGCTTGTAGAGCCGCCTGTACCACTGGAAGGAATCACAACACCCTTGGTGCTGGGTCCTGTGCCTGGGTCGTACAACATTTCTCGAGCTATTCCTTTTCCTATCTGAATGAATGGACGAATATGTGAGCCACTGTCAATAGACACGGCGCCCACACGTCTAAACATGTCGTAATTATAGGGAAGGGTAGGAGCACTGCTGCTTAAGGAAATCAATCCCGCAGAAGCAACCGCGTTGTTTGAGCTACCGATGACATAAACATAGTAAAGACTCGAAGCCGCAATGGTTCCGAAGTCTAAACCGTTAGCTCCACTGACACCAATATTGATAGAGACACCAGAACTTAAGACAATGTCGTCGATATTGCTTGAGTCCCGCGCTTGCCCTGAATTCAGGGAAAGTACAGTAGTGCTGCTATAGACCAAGCCTAATCCCTGAACATAGAGATTACCGGCATTTAAGATAGGGACGTTAGGTTGTAAAGACATATCTTTTATCCTCTCTAAATTACAATGGGAACGCGATCATCATGGAGTTTTCTGGAACCAGCGTAGATCCCCAGATGCAATCGTACACCATGCCCATTGCGTTATTACCGAACTGTACCCCGTAATATTGACGCATCGAAACGCCGGTATCAGGATCGTAAGCATTACCCGTGGGGAACGGATACTGATCGGGCAGCTGAGGCATCGCTAAGAACAAAGGCTTACCGGAGGTAATCAAGCCTGCTCTGTGACTTGGAAGAGCGGTTACTTGCATACCGGCAACAATAGCGGTGTTAATGTTTTGGCTATTAACAGGCGCAACTTGTAGCGCTGGAGTGATGTTGACAGTTACGTGACCGGAACTATCGGATGCAGCAGCAGCGGTAGCGGCGAATTGAACAGGGTTTCTGCTGATGTTATGACCAACGAAAGTTAAAGCACGCAAGTTTGTCCGACCGGACACACCATCGCTGAACTGAAACTTATCGTATTGGAACACAGCGGAAGCGTCAGAAGTACCGGCACCGGAGAAGGTGATAGCCGTTACTGCGCCACTGGAATCAAGCGTGGTGCTTAAGACTGTCAATACAGTACCGTTTACGCCCACATTTCCACTGTAATGGACTGGGAGCAAGTTTGAGCGATACCATTCGCAATCATCGAACTTGCCGACTTCCCAGCTCATGGCCATCTTGTCGTTTCGTCCTGGAGCGAATTGATTTAAGCCGCTGTTAACAATTGCAGATACTGCGATATCGTCTAAGTAGCCTTCGTAGTCGTAAGCGATAGAACCAAAGTTGCGGAAGTAAGCCATCATCTCACCCAACTGACCGAAGCTGTTGATTGGGGTGATGCCGTTTCCATAGAAGCGGTACGTGTTCGATACACAATTTAAAGCAACGTCAGCTTCAATTTTCGCACCCAATTCAATGATCGCGCCTTTTCCGAAGCGAGCCATGTATTCCTGAACATTGAAGATGAATTGTTGAGCAGTGAATTCATAAGGTACAGAACCTTCTTTATTCACGGTCAGAGATTGAACGCGTTGATCAGCAGGCTGCCAATTAACGACCAGACTGTTGTTCACGACGAAGCGTGGAGGTAAATCAAAAGTAACCGTGTCACCGAGATTAGCAGTGAAACGATCAAAATCCTTGAACTTGGTGTTAGAACTTGAGATAAAACAATTCAAGTTCTGCATGAAAGCTAGCCCACTAAGTTGATATGTTTGGACTTGCTGTAGAATATTAGCTGGAACCGCCATAGGTATTCCCCTCGTTTAATCCATTAAACAAAGGTGCTTAGTACCGGTCGGATAACTCTCTAGCGTCTTAGCCAGTCAGCCTTTTTAAAGTCCTTTAAAGTCATCTGTCCGGTGTCTGCACCGACACTCGTAGATGATTTAAGGCGCGAAAGTGGCTCACGGGGACTTACATTTTCTTGTAGGGCCTGCTGATTCTTAGAGATGGACTGAGACAGTTTTTCAAGCTCTCTTTTGGCCATATCAGGTTGCCGCTCTACAAGGACCTGTATCTGCGCTAGCTTCATGGGATTGCTTGAGAGGTCGTACATAATGTCCGCTGTGTTCTCAAACTGTCCCGCTAAGATAGACAGCTGCGGAAAGGCGCTAGGCTCAAATCCTTTCATCACTTCATCGAAGTCCGAGTACTTGTTCTTACCCGTATTCAACTTCATGAAGAACTGATTTACCGCTTGATCGGCGGCTGCTTCATGCTGTTTTCGCTCTTCATCTGCCGCAAGCTTTTGAATATGAGAGATTAGGTCATCCCTAACTTCTTGCTTCAACCGCTCAGGGTCTACGCTTTGCATCCCTCCCAATCCGTGGGCTGGTTGTTGCTCGGCTTGTTGAGCTTGATACTTCGCTTCCATGTCGCGTTGCATCTTGTCAGCAATCTTTTGCCTTTCTTTCTTTAGAATGTCATTTACCTGAATCTGGTTGAACCGAGGTTCTTGATCTTCAGGTCTAGATGACATCACGTCCTGTGATGCTACTTCATCCATAAATCCGCTATTTATCCTTGCGACGGTGATCCCACATTCCTTTGTGGTGAAGGGCCTACGTTCCGGTAGACAGGTAATCCTCAGGTTTAACACGGCCTGGTCCGTTTAATCCTAGGTAGCACTCCTGTGCAAACCTAGCATTCTCAATATTGAGCCTAGCATATCCACGAAAAGCTGCAAGACTCATTTGAGTACTCTTTCGTAACTGAATTCAGACAATTCGAAACCGAATTCGGCCACAATGTGTAAAAAATGTGATAAAATGTAAGGTTTTGAATGATTAATCGTCATCTTCCTCGCACACCGGGTCTTCAGGAAGGTCACATAGAACGACATTGAGTACCTCTATGAGCTTCCTTAATTGCTCTTTCCCATAAACACAGGCTGCTGCTCTCAAGTCGCCGTTGCTTGAGTCTCTTATCTCTACACAAGGTAAGTGACCGCGCTGGATATCAACTTTGACCGTGTTAGTGTCCGATCTGTATCTGATTAGACGCGCTCTGTCCTTTCTTATCTTCATTTCTACGATTCCATGCTGCCATCGGTCATATAGACATCTTGAGTCGAGATACATCATTTCTTTTTAGCTTTCTTCCCTTTCTTTAGAATCTTGTTGGCCTTAGCATCAATCTTTTCCTCGGCTGCCTTGGATAGTTTACCTTTCTTGACCATCTGGGATGCTCTAGCCTTCGCGTTCTCGGCATGGGGACGATCTGGCATAGGATATTTACGTTCCTTAGGCTCTCCAAAGGAGGACTTCGGTAGTTTGTTACGTACTTTAGTGCTTAACTTGGCCATCTTTTGCTCCCTCATCTTCGATACATTTATGTAAATACTCTTTTGCTTCTTCAGCGTCATCAAACCAAGTGTCTTTTATATACCAGCACCCTGGTCCATCAAGCTCAGGAGTATTATCGTGCATTAGTTTCAGTGCTGCGTTTAGCTTGCTGTATTTTGACTGCTCCATCCCATAACCTCATTAACCGCACAATCTTAGACGATCCCATCATCCTGTTACGCGTGTTCTCGTACATCTCAATATTCATATCCAGGGGCTTATCCTTCTTGCCCAGGCTCCCCTGAGGTCTTCCTCTCTGCATGATGTCTCGCTACCTCTATCGCACTTTCAACCGCACTACGAGCATTCTCTGAGGCCAGACGCTCACCTTCCATCTCTATCTTGGTCGCCGATAATTCAATCTCATTAAGAGCCAAGGCTTCCTGAATCTCGGTCTTCTGCTGATCTATAGCGACTTGCGCACCTTTGATCGCTAGATTGCCTTCCATTTCTTGCTTCTTCTGCTCAATTCTAGCCAGCTCGACTTCCATCTGCGCTTTGACCATCTGCTCCATTGGGTCTTGTTGCTGAGACTGCTGTTCTTGCTGCTCTTTTAGCATCTTCATGAACTGTGCAGCCTTGACCTTCATTTCGTCGATACCGCGTATCTCGAGATTATCCAGTAGAGTCTCTAAGCCCTCTGTATTGATGAATTGCGCAAACAATGGGGAAGCAGACATCATTTTGATGATTTGATCGATCGCAACCTGCTTCTGAATCGAGGTATTTACCCCAGCCATGACGCGGATATTCAGCTCGTGGGGCTGATATCTTAAGTCAAAGCTGTTCTCATCATCTGGCTTATTGATGAGCTGATAGGAGCGTTTTCCGTCCTGAGTCATAATCGGCAAGGAGCGAGGGGTAACGTAGTACTTCGGAATCAAATCAAGCATCACCTGAGCAATACGATTTAAGCCTTTGATGTAACCCATTAAATAAGGAGTACTTGCGGCTGAGGATTGAATCGCACCGTTACTGATAGCGACACCACTCACGTCCTTTTCATTGACACCGAGGACAGAATCGTAAGCCCCTAGGATAGCCTGTGTGACGCGATCGGAACCCATGAATATAGACTCAACGATAGGAGGGGTTTGCGTCCTTTGGACTTCACGTGGAGCGTCTAAGCGAATGTTCGGGTCGTCATCATAGAACTGATTGTAAACCAGCGTATCTGCTTGCTGGATGTTACGATAAGCGTCTTTGTAGTCCTCAGGAATGGCCTCGACAGAGACGATAAACTTATGCTGAACCATGTTCTCGATCTCAGCGCCGACTGTCTGTCCCGCAAAATTCTTAAGCTGCTGTATACCCTTAGCATGGTAAGCATAAGGACGAGTCATCTGATAAGCCACGCCAGACGTGGTTTCACGAATGTCTACTGAGTTACCGTCAATGAATACAAGGGGAAGATATTTGTAGTCTGTCTCAATGTAATCTAAAACCTGGCTCTCACAGAATCGGTACCGAACAATGGTCTCAATCTCTGTATATCGCTCTTCAACCGGAATAGGGGGTTGCTCAACAAATCCAGCTTTCTCATAGAGGGGAAGCAGCTCATTCTCATAGTGCTTCTTTAATACTGTGTGACCATTGGATAACTTTAAGAGCTTAACCTTCTTCTTTTTCTTCTCGTAGAACTCACAGACCAGCACAACATCCTGATCTTGCTGATTGTAGCTCCAATCCAGCTCATAAGGACCGATTCCTCGTGCAAATTTCATGCCTTCGGTTAACTTTTTACCGTATTCGTTCTCAAATTCTGCTTTGGTCTTAGGATATAGTTGGTAACAGTAAGCGCCATCACCTTTGTGCGACTCTCTTGCCAGCGGATCGAAGCCGGTCATCGTTGGATCGAAGACTCTAGAAACAACAATTTTTTGATCGAAAGACATGTGAGAGATATAGTCAGTAAATATCTCAACAACAGAGAAGCCACCCCCTAGGATGTCTTTGTATATCTTCCATTGAAGGCCGTCGGTTTCGCAGTCGACGATACTGTGCCTGATATGAGCCTCAATGAAGTGCATCATCTCAAAGAACTCAGGACTTAGCCTATCTAAGGGAACACCGTCCTCAGCCTTCACCATGATCGAGGGTTCATGTTTAGCAAATTCTCCAAGGAGGCGAGAGATGATAGCCTCGATGATATTAAACTCAATGGTGGGCTTCTTGAGAGTCATCAGCTTTTGGATGTCGTCATTCGTGAGCGCTGTATCAAAGACGAATCGCATGAACTCGCTATATCTCTCGGCGTTCTTACGGAAGCAACGGTAGGAGTTATCGACGCTCTTTTTAAGCTCGTCTAAACGTGACAGGTGATCTTGAGCCAACATTTGCACGCATCCTTGCGTCTAGCTTTGTGTTAAAATCCATTGCCATAGACTTTACCGTTCTTTCCTTGGCGAAGTCTTTTTCAGGCATCAAAGTCTTATCTATGAGAGCTAACTTAATAGCGTCATAGGCGGTATCACAGATATCATCCCATCTATGACTCCCGTTTGCGGTTATTTTAAGTAAGTGAGGGATGCACACGTCCTTGTGTCGCGCCCCTCTTGTAAAGCTTACCAGTTTTGAGGCAACAATGGGCTGCATTTCTAAATAACGCTCAGTCTTAGAGCCGCTAGCTTTGGTTCGCTTTACCTCAACTATGCGTAAGCCTCGCATATCTTGAAGAATAGAGCATAGCGTCACCCCAGTCGATTTCTTCTCAATAGCTGCGACTAAAGGTTTAACTTTATGCAGCATACAGTCCCCATAAAAAGACATAAACTCTGGTCTTAGGTCCTTCGGTTCTACTCTAATCTCCCAACAGTCTAGCCAATGAAGCGCTATTTGACCCGTCTCTAGACCCATTTCCCTGACTTTGTAGATTCCCCAGAATGAGAAGGCTGACGCGTCATTATAGGATTTGCTGGTCTCTGCTGTATCCGCAGTGATGAACGTCATCAACATGTCTGGCTCTTCATCAAGAATTACAAAGTCCTTCTCTTTAAATAACGCACCACCAGCGGGGATGGGGTCTTGTTGATACTGGCTTGCGAATACGTACGGATTCTTTTCTTGCTTCTCTAGCAGCTGCTCTAAAGGATTCACCTCAGGATATAATGCATTACCGGCATCGTCTATAGACTTTAAGACCAATGGAGTCCAAACGCGCTCATCCTTTCCAGACAGCAGGTAAGCAGGCAAGTCTTCTTCATGTAATCTCTGACCGATGTATATCATCGGAACTCTGGGGCCACGGGGTCTTTGAAGGATAGTTTCTCGATAGTTCTGAATCACTCGCTCACGCACTGTGTCTGAGTGCACCTCATCTGGCTTGTGCAAATCGTCCATGATTACTGCGCCTGAGAAGTGAGGCAGGTTAGGAAGACCAGCATCTTGACCGACCACAGGACCCGAAGAACCAAAAGCCTTAACGCTTCCGCCTTGCTCAACTTGAAAGAAGTCCTTAGCTCGACTGTCTTGCCTGACCTTAATGCCGAATAGCTCCTTGTAGTGAGGAGTCTCGATAATGCGTTTAGTAAACGCTGTATGCTTGGCTGCCAGCTCAAACCCATAGCTTATATAGAGGTACTGGGAGATAGGATACGATGCCAGCGTCCAAGCGATCCACATCGATACGTCGGAACTCTTGCCAGACCCTGGAGGTACGTTGATTACTTCACTGAGCACCTCTAGCCGAAAGACCTTGGTCAAGGCTCTTGAAAGGGTTATCTGGATTGCTTCTCGACCCACTGGACAGGATATGACATATTGACGACCGGTCACCAAAGGAAAGAACGTCTGTTTAAAGAGCAAGAATGAGCCACGTAAATCTGCTCTCAGCTCGTCCATATCGTCGTATTTTCTCATCGACATCCTTGTCGTTACCTACATGCTTAACCGTATATGCAATTATTTGCACTTAGTTAGCCTATTCACGTATAGTTTTTGGCGTTCTCGTTTGTTACTATATACAAACATAGTATACGCGTGGAGACGTAAGATGACGAATGAGAAGAGTAAGAGGGCTCTATACACGGCTGTGGCGCTGCTCAAAGGTGTAATCATGCAAAGAGCGCTGCTTACATGTCCCGATGAAGATGATGAGTTTATAAGAGGTATAGACATGGCTACGGACGCTCTAATAGCCGATATGTATACCCGCGTTAACGAGAATTGGGAAGCACTGGTTAATGCACAGGATAGCTTAAAGGGTAAAGCAGTAGACTCATAATCATCTGTTGTCGGTTCGACCCCGACTCTTGTGCGCTTATAAGGAAGGGAATCATGAAAGAGAAGCCAGTATGGTGGCCATACAAAGCAAGGAATTTAACTTTTTACGGAGATTATCCGGCTCCGCTATGTAAAGAAATACACGATCTATTATCAGATGACCATCATAGAGAAAAGTTTACGGATATGGTGGTAAAGCATAAACCCCGCGTTACTGAAAGACTGTATGGAATGAGGAAAAGGAATCTTCAGATGTACCTGTCGTTCTTCGGCGTAGTAGACAAGATGTATGTCAGCGACATGCCGATCAAATACGGTCTCAACAGAGAAAGAATCCGACAAATCATATCAAGAATGACCAGGCGATTGTTCCATTACGTTAGCGCCGAGACTGATATAAAATTATCGATAGGCGTGAGATATGATCCAGCAATACATTGATATGTGGCCGACAATCCTCACAGGAGCACTGGTCGGAGCATTCATACTTCACAACAGCTATTCACCAAAGAGATGGTGGTGGTGGCTCGCATCGATTGTGGTGACAGCTGCGGTATGCATATACAAATACTGTTAGGAGAGCTAGTGAAGATATATAAATTGTTAACGCTCAAAGAAGTGCAGCAAATGACGGGAATGAGCCGATCAATGATATACCTCAATGCAGCAAAGGGAGAATTTCCACGCCAAGTACAACTATGCGGTAGGCGCGTTATGTGGGTAGAGGCTGAAATTCAGAAATGGATAAAGCAAATGATGGATAAGAGGGAAGCATGACAGTAGCAGAATTGATCGAAGAGCTGCGGAAGTATCCGGCGGATATGGTTGTATATATCCCTCACACACTGGGTGATTATCGTTCCCCGTGGAATGTAGACTTCGTAGATAAGGCGCAAAAACTGGCCGAGGATTGGAAGGTAAGGTTTTTTGCAAAGCCAGGAGTGGATCAGTCAAGCGATGAAGTCATCGTAATTTCTTAACTGTATCTAATAACAAACATTATCGGATATAGATTTAGAGAGATGAATTATGATTAAAGATCTGGAAATACATCATGAGTTCCATTCATGGGATAAAGATGGCCAAGGGAGCAGATACAAGAAATATTATCTCTGGGTAAAAGGGTATTACAAAGGATTCGGAAGGCAGACGATGACGGCGTTAAAAGAAGGTGATCCCATAATCCCGTGGATAGAGGTCTTGTATAAACAGCTCGTTGAGGATTTTGAGAAAGAACAAACCACCCCGCAGGAGTCGGAATGACTGACGCTGTTATTACCATTGCGCTTATGGGGTTTCTGTTGTTTTCCTATATGTTTTTTCTTCATTACCTTTGTTGGGTTTGGGTATATCGCTGGATAACGCCCGATGGCGTATGGATAGAACTAGCGAGCGAGCCAATGCCACCAATGCCTTGGTACGATTTATTTAGTAATTTTTATAGGAGAGAGTAATGGCCGAGTGTAAACACGAGCACCTAGACAAGATATTTATGGGTGGGAAAATGATGAATTTCTGCGCAACGTGCGGGCAGGTAATTGCACCAATTGATTCAAAATCGGATGATGAAGCACAGATTGAAGTAAAAGAGCAAACCACTCTGGAGTCAGCATGAAGAATTTGGGTAGGTATGCAAGCGGTCAAAGGGAGCAGACTGTAAATCTGCCGGCTCAGCCTTCGAAGGTTCGAATCCTTCCCTGCCCACCACTTAAAGGTCTCGAATTCGAGAGGTTTAGAAATGATGTTAATGACTGAGTATAAAGGTATCCGAATTCAGTTACCTGAGAGCATAGAAGATATGATGCTGTGTAATGAGAAGAATGTGACCATGTTCAATGCGTGCTTTTGGGCGTTTGCAGAGCATGTGATTGATGAAACGCGGAAGAATTGCAGGATAAGTGAACCAGATGAGCCACCGGAGGCTGCGTGAGAATGAACATAAACTACATGAGGCAGCTCGTTAAAGCATCAGACTCGCTGGATGATATAGAGAAAGTGTTCGGGCATTTGATATTAGATGACTTTAAAGAGCACTGCATGTCTCAGGAAGATCGAGAAATCCTATGGACCGGCGTGACCTCTAGCATTCGCAATCTTAGGTGGGCATACTCTAAAATGTTCGAGGCTATGCATAGTGAAAAATAAGCGCGACTGGCCTAACACTTATCGTGAGCTGTCTGGAGAAGATGGCGGCATGTTTCGTATCCCCTTCGAGGGACGTGTACTGATGATCATTGTGAGCTTCGGAATGGGCTGGGATCACGTCAGTGTATCGTTACCTAACCGCTGTCCTAATTGGCGTGAGATGTGTCACATTAAAGACCTGTTCTGGAAGGATGACGAGGTAGTTATTCAGTATCACCCTGCTAAGGATCAATACATCAACAATCACGAGTACTGCTTGCATATGTGGAAGCCTCAGGGTCAAGAGATACCTGTGCCGCCTAGGATAATGGTGGGTATATGAGCGACCTAGGCTACTGTCTTGAGCTGCAAAAAGCGATGCTTGAGCAGGACATACAGAAGATACGCGAGCAGTTCAAGGACTCTATAAACTTGATGCGCATAGAGTTTGAGCAAAGCATGGATAAGCTCACCAAAGACTTGGGTGATAGGATAATAGCTCTAGGGAGAGAAGAATGAGTATGTTTTACCTCTATCTACTGATTACAGCGCTTCCTAACTTAAAGGTTTGCCTATCAACCGCATCGATCATAGGCTTAATCATTCTCGTTGTATCATTTGTAATTACATATGTAGAGAATCATTACGATATATATGCAGATGAGGCGGATTTAAAGAAGTTCCACAGAATGATCGGAGACTTCAAGAAGTGGATATCACTACTCCTATGCACTGGACTCATATCTGCATTGATACCCTCCGCTAAAGACATCGCAATCATATATTCTACAAACTTCGCACTTACTAATGAGCAAATGAAGGTATTGCCTCCTAAAATGTTAAACGTGTTAAACAAGTACTTAGACGACATGCTGAAAGATGAACCAAAAGGAAAATGACATGAAGAATCAGAAGATCAAGGACGAAATGAACGACGAGCTTAAAGTATACCTGCTTGCACTTAATCAGCTAGACGCACGTAAAGCCCTAGAGAAAGACGACCCAGACAAGTACAACAAGAACTATAAGCCTATCGAAGACTTCATCTTGAAGCAGCTGAAAGCCTGGAATCACATCATAAAGAGGTAAGTATGAATCGCGTGGGAAAGATGACAAAGAAAGACATGCTCTTAATGAAGCAGATACGAGACCATGACACGGACTTCTCACGCTATCTCTATAGCCTTATCATGGCTGCGATGCGCTTTGGTGTAGAGGATAAGAAGGACAATGAAGATAGAGATGATACTGTGTGAGATTACCCCAATAACATACGGGAATCAGCTATACGTTATCGAATGGGATAACGACAATCCTAATGTTGAAGTTATCTTTTGCCTTAGAATGCAACGCATTAAGCTCTCTAAGGCAGAGGTGATGATGTTATCGGAACAATTCGCGCAAGTAGCAAGCAGGATGTAAAGATGAGTGAACAAATAGAGAAAATAGATATCACGTTTAAAGACTTAGAGGCTCATGACGTGAGGATTCTGGCTAATGCGCATAGAATGCTGGAATTTATTCGAAATCGTCAGGAGGCAAGCGAGGATTGCGACGGCGAGGAAGAATTTATAAAGGCTGCAAAATCATATTATATATACGACTTGCTTGATTAACATCTACAGACATCAACTCAATCTTGCTATCTACAGACGTTAGTACTCTTTCTCTTTGCTCTTGTGCATAGCGACCATCTCAGCTAGGTCCTTCAGTAGCTCATTCCCTTCTTCTTTGGTCTCAGCTGGGTTATCTCTCCATGAAAACCTGTTCTTCATGTTAGCGAACCAGACCTTAGAGTCTATCTTTAGGGTTCCCTCTACTGCTTGCTGTGCTTTATCTATCCACCAAGCTTCTGACCAGACCTTACCTACCTTGACCGCAGCGGCGAACTCTTCACGATGCTTTATCCACTCATAGAACGTGTCACGTGAGATACAAAGCTCTCTGCATATCTGCGCATCTGACATCCCATCTATGTAGCATCCGATGACCTCTTCGCACATTTCAGGCTTGTATTTAGGGTTCTTCCAGCTATGCGGGATCGCTTTGGGTGTCGGTGATTCATCTATCTTACAAGCTTTCGGCTTTGTCTTTCTTGCTGGCTTGTTTGACTGATTTGGCTTTGACATTTTTTCCATCCGTGGTGATTGACAGCTCTTCTCCTGACTGTACTGTAACGACTTGCTTCTCTGGTTCCCTCTCAACGTAGCCTTTACCGTCGCATGTATCGCAGGTCCCAGTGAGGACACCGAGCTTCAAGACCTTCTTAGCACCGCGACAGCATGGACACTTATCCTTAATCATAGTTTAGCCCCTGTTATGTACTTACACATAGCATATGTTATTTACCTTTCCGTGACAATGCACATAAGTCTTTGAATTATTTTATACGAAAGTGTTGACAAATAGTTAACATGTTGTACAATGAGTACATAAGTTAACAGAAAGCACTTAGGAGACAAGAATGAATACAGCGCTTACCGACAAAGAGTACGTACAGGAAATACATAGACAGTTGACAGGTCTAGGTGGGTTCGTGGCAATGAGCTGGGGATGTCACCAATGGATGGGAGTATCTATGAACAATAACCCCGTTCTTCAATTCAAGGTTCAGGGGTATCTTTTTCATGGTCACGTTCGTATTGAGCTAGATCGTGGATGTGATGTGTATAACATTCACTTTGGTAAATACACAAAAACAACAAAAAATTGGAAAAATATCAAAACAGTCGAACACGTCTATTTCGATCAGATGGTAGGCGTAATTGATTCACACGTAGAAAGGGAGGCAGCTTAGGGATGAATAATCTACTCAAATCAAAGGAATATGTTAAGGAGAAGTTCGGGTACCTCTATGAGGTGCTCGATCATGCGAAACAAGACTTAGAGTGGTGTGAGATCCAAATTCAAGAGTCTCGAAATCGCATGTACGCAGCAAGATACGCCTATGTTAAGTTTTTGGAGGAGGTGCGTCAACAATGTTCTTTATCATAAAGCTCTTCGTGTACCTAATTATTACAGCTGCACTTTGTTACTTATTGGCATACATTCGAATAATGATAGAGTTAATGCGCGGGTATTCCCTTGAGCAGAAGATGACCGAGGAGGAGAAGAAGTCCTACTGGAAGCATCTAGACGATCCTTGGAAGGAAAAGCCTTAGCTGAACTTCACTTTGTAGTCCCCGTTAAGTTCCTCTACCTCTTTACGGCTGACCGTGAGCAAGCAGCGCTGACATACCAAGGTGCTGCTTCTCGTGTCTACGTCTATCTCAGCACGCGGCCTGTCATCATACGTGTCAAGTACGATAAAGGAGTGCTCACATTTCGCGTAGTTCTTCTTTATTGGTCCGCTGTCGAATCGTTCTATCAATGTCATTGTCATAAAGTCCCCTCTCCTGCTACCTCAAGGTAGTCTGTGGACCGTATAATACACCCTTGCATTATTGTTGCATAGTCACTAGCTGCAATTAGTTACAGCTACCCTCAGTTTAGGTTCCCGAGATTCTATCCACTTCTCAATGTCCGCTTCCTTCCAACCGACCCGCATTTTGCTCAAAGAGATAGGATTAGGAAATTCACCCTCCCTTATTTGTTGGTAAATGGCCGATTTTGATAGACGACATAACTGCATTACTTCCTTAATCAGTAAGATTTTATCCATATTTGTTAGTCCTAGTTTGTACTTGCACGTTTACACAATACCATATAGGTAGTATTATTGCACGCTCATAAGGAGAGAGTCATGGAAAAGAAACAAGTGCTGTCTTTTAATCGGCAGTTATCACGTATGTATAGTTTGGCAATCGCTAACGTCATGTTATCGGTAGCGGGTCTCGCTTTAAACTATTTCCAATTCAATCACAGTAAAATCCTCTATTTCGCCATCTGCCTTAATGTATTGGGACTCATATTTTTCCAGCCGTGGAAGATAATGGGTTGTCTCAATGAGGGGTACGGCTATCAAGAGGGCATGAATGTATTAAGTAAGGAAAAAGGGGTTAAATAATGGGGTTTCCATTTAGAAAGTCGCGTATCTTCAGTGGTGAAACACGCGCTAACAGAAAAGAAAATAAGATAGATCGATTCATGGCGGAACATGCTGAGAAAACACGTCCTGCGTATATTCAGGTTCCAAAAATGATGGACGATATCGAAAAGTTCGGCGAGGCTGAAAAAATCCTTAATCAACAAGGTATACTTCCTCCAAAAAACCCGCACCCAACAGACCGTATGCAGTGTGCTCCTACCTGGCACAGTGTCGTGGATGCTGTGGACAGAGGGGTGGCTTTGGCTGAATCAATGGGTGAGGCTACAGGTCGAAGCAACGAAGAGACCGCTGCTGATGCTGGATTCTTTGGGATTATGTATGGTGCAGGACAGTTTGTTAAAGACGCTTGGAACATTCAGGATTGCATGGATAACCAGGATGCTAAATATGATAGAGAGCTAGATGATTACGTCAAAAAAATAAGAAATGTTGCTGATAATATGGACTCAACAAAGATGGTCACCGAAAAGGTAGAAATTTCAAACCCACTTCATCCGAAGTATCAAAAACCAAGCATGACCCCGGGGTGGAACAGTCAACCAAACAATGGTGGCAGAGACTGGAATTTTACGTTCAACACAAATGGCAGCCATCATTCTGGTGGCGTTAAATGGAGATTCTAATAAAATGATGCAAGAAATAGAAATACAGAGGCTGCGTGAGCAAGTAGCCCAGATGCAAGAAGAGATTGAGGCTATTAGGAAAGATATTTACGATGCCGCGCCAAATGAAGAAGGTGAACCTGATCAAGAGGCAGATGATGGTGATAATGAAAAAGCCATAATAGTGGCAAAGTCTCCACCACAGCCTGCTGATACCGCGCCTTGGTACGCACCTAGAAGAATGGGTAGTGCTATGAATTGGATGTTCGACATGGTTCAGGCGCATACAATAATCAAGGGGTTCGGGTGGGCTATGGTCGACGGAGCAAAGCTTGCGGGATTCTTAGGCGCTGCTACATTTAATGCGGGAAAGATGGCCAAAAATAACCCAAAAGCCACGGGTGCTGTCTTAGGTGCTGCTGCCGCTATTGCTGCGGTTGAATACGCAACGCGATATGAGGATGAGGAAGGTAAGACGCATCATAAGTGCTCTATTATGTGATTACTTTTTAGACTGGGGCGACAAATGAATCGATCCGCTTGGCGCCCCGATTTCGATCTCTATAATTTCTTCTGCGACTTCCTCTACAATGTTGTCTGGACTTTTATTCACATATCCAGCAATAACACCCGCAACAATCGCAGCAAGAACAATAAAGATCTGAATCATTACATTTCCTTTTTTATCGTTAGCAATGCCTTTTGTGCTCGAGCCTCATCATAAAGGAACTTCGAATACAGCTTGATAGACTCGATTTGAACCGCAGCTACTTCCTTGATTATAGCCGGTACCGCTTCAAGCGGATCGAAGCTCGGTTTTCTTTCTCCGTGCTTCCTAGCCATAAAAGCCATAAAGTCCTTGATGGTTAGATGCGTGAAGTCCTCATGCAGGAACTTCCGCAACCTTTTAACAAACCCGTGTTGAGCCTCTTTCTCAAAGAACTCCTTAAGCAGAGTCTCCATGTCCGGTGTCGTCTCCGTCCCATTGTGTTGCATCAGCTTCTACCTTCCTTATGTTGTCTTCGTGTTCCCTAAACTTCTTGACCAATGTCTGAGCAAATGCCTCAGGTAACATCGTCAAATTATCCACCTTAGCATAATCCAGCCACTTCTTAACGCGTGACTCGTCGACCTCTTGAGACAGAATGAAGCCACCCAGTTCGGATAAAGTCTCTGGTTGGATTGTCTCTATAGCGGTGGTCTCGACATCGATTGTGTAAGCTTTCTCTTTGCTCAAGTCCTTGCGTGGCGGGTAGTCTTGCGCTTCTTCTGTTGAGATTAGTCCCTTCAAAGCATCAGGAAAGGCGTCTCTTAGTGCAAATCCACGTGCTCGCATCTGTAGCATACGTTGAGGGTAGTCTTGCCAAGGACCTTGTTTCCCAGACAGGCGTGCTTTCTTAGCCATCTCCATTGAGAATTCGCTAACGACCTCTGGTTCCCCACGTCTTTTGACCACACACTTAGCTGTCTGGGTTTCAGCATCAAAGGTTTCCTGTGACCATTCCCAGTCTGGGTGTTGCTTACATAGGGCTATCATTGCATCTCCCCAAAGTGAGGGCTTACCGTTGATAACGGATATGTTTTGCACTGACTGTAAGGGTTTTAGACCGATTTCGAGACCCATCTGAATAGCTAGAACGATGTCGACGACGCTCATTTTAGGGGGAGCAAATCCAGATGCCTTAATCATTTCCCCGACCTGCATCGCCTCGCCTATCGAGTTCACTTTTAAGAAGCCCAGGTTGGAGGCTAGAGGTGAGTCTTGTAGCGTGATTTCAGTACTCATTTTCTTTCCTTGCATGTTGCTATTAAGTTAACGTATGTGTATAATACAATTAATTGTTACACAATGTCAACACTTTTTAGGTGATTTTTATGAAAACAGAAGATATAAAGCAAAACACGATTGCGATCAGATTGACAGACAAGCAATACGATATGATCAAAAAAGCATCTGATTATGAAGGGATCAGTATAGGTGCACTAGCACGGTCATATATTTTTAAAACACTAAGGGAATGGGAGAAGAAGTATGAAAGAAGAGAGGTCAGTGACGTTTAAGATCGGGGCGGATTTGTACTCGATCTTAGAAGACAGAGCAGTTGCGGTGGCAAAGGCTTCTGGTAAGCGCATCAATATAGGGGCTGTGGCGGGACGGATGGTCGAAGAACATTTCAAATGTGAAAGGGAGTCGAAGCGTGCAAAAAGAAGACCTAGTCGGAATAAGAAGACGAACCTGGATAACACTAGTGCTTACATGCTTGAACCTGACTTTCGTATTCCTCTTGATCCTTTGGTCGGAGATGGAAGGATACCTGTTATTGGCTCTGTTGACTTCTCAACTGATCACCCTATTCAGCCTGGGTACAATGCAGACGCTCAGAGCGATCCACAAGATGTGTCTAAGGATGATGTGGTAGAAGGTAAAATC